TATCAGCCATTTAACTCTTTTTTCTTTTTAAAGTATTCGTCTTGTGCTTTCTTGATTCTATCCTTAATACTATCGTTAATGGTAGTATTTTTCTTTTCTCCAATTTGCCAAAAACGTTCTTTTGTTTTGGGTAGTTTTTTAGGGTTTACGTGAGAACCTATTAGAGATGCCCACGCAATTTCCCTTGTTCTTAAATCTTCTTTCTCTTGCATCCTATTGTAACCGTAGGCTCTAATTTGGAACTCTGCCCAAGTCATAGCTAAAACATAGTCATAACTTGGACAATTAAGCTCCATCAAAGCAAAAGAAATAACATCAGCACCCCAATCTATTTTTTTTTTGGTGCTTTTTTATTTTCTACGACACCTTCCTGTTTAGGAACGTCTTTTTGTAAACTAGCTACGAAAGCAATTAAAAATTCATTCATTACTTTAGCACCATTTACATCTTCGTCTAGTTGATTAACAAACTCTTTGATGGTTATGTCTATTTCCCCATCATTAGTGTACTTAATACTCTCATACATTAAAATAGGTGTCCATTTAAAAGGATTTCTATCTAATTTCTTACCAATTTCAAAAACTGATAAATCTAAATTCTCTAAACATTCCCCTAGAAATCCTAGACCAAATGAATAACTATACTCTACTTCTTTTATTACTAATTTCATTTCTTTTTGCTTTTTTTATTGATTTGATAATACTATGCCTCTGGATCAGTAGTTACGATTACTCCACTACCTGCTAATGTACAACTAAATGTCGCTAAATCATCACCTGCTGGTGCGTCTAAAGATAAATCACCTACAATAGCAGTACCAAAATAAGCTGATGTATCTGCTAGTCCCGAATCCATTTTCCAAGTAATCTCTGTCCCCATAATCGTTTTTAAATAATCGTGAGATGCTTTAGTTACTTCAGCTCCAACGGAAGTAGTATCTATATACTGACCTTCTGCTGAAATCTCATAACTTGAAGTACCTGCGTCTTTAATAACAAGACCAGGATTACATTTAGTTTGTGATTCAATAATGTTCTGTGTTTGGCTTAAACTGTTTGAAGTCAGACACGCTATTGGTCTGTATATTGAACTGTCCCAAACGTACAATATCAAATCTTCACCTTTAATAAAATTACTCATTCTTTTTTTATTTATTATTAATTAATTAAAAATTCTATTCTCATTAGTTTTCTATAAACAATATCACTAGAAGTATCCTCAACTATATCATTAGGAAAACTTTGGATTTGTGATACAATTTCTAGATTACTTAATATGTCTAAGTTTAAGTTATTTGTTTGTGATTTTACACTATTCATAATATTATCAGCCGATAACCTAGAACCTGCATTACTTGTTAATCTCTCTCTAACAATAACTTCTACTAATATACTACTCTCCCATTGATATTCACATTTATTAGATTTATTAACCCCATTTGTCTGAGTTGATAGTATTGTATATTTTTCTTGTGGATTACCTGTTACCCTTGAATCGTAACACGGTATCGTTTCATTATCAACTACAATATCATTTATAGCATCATAAACTGCTTTTCTTATCCACTTATCTGGTAAATTCTTAACCATTATTAAACTTTTTTGCTAAATCTTTAAATAAATTTTTTAAATCTCTATTAAAATTCCTTCTAGCCTCTACAAAAGATGGATACATAAAAGGTTTTGGTGTTATATTAGTTTCTTTTATTAATGGGGTAGCTTTAAATGGCAAAGCTTTATTAATCCACTCACTAGGTACACTAACTCTACCTCTTGTTCCAAATTCTTGATAAGCTGCGTAAGGTGCGTAAGCTGTAACTTTCCACGTTAAATCAGTAATAGGCTCTGCTTTTATACTTTGTCTTAAAGTACCATTATCAACAGGTGCTTTAGACCTTGCAGTACCCTCTGCTTGTTTAGCAGTTATTTCTACAATTTTAGCAACCTCTACCTCAACCTCTTTTCCGTGCTTCTTTAGAGCATTTTCAAACTTCTTTTTATTTGGAACATTAATTTTAATCATTATTTATTTTTCCCTTTCTCTTATACAAATAAATTGAATCGTAGTGTCCTTTACATTTATACTTATAGGCTGACTTTTAATAATATAATTATCACCTCTCCATTTAATAAAATATACTTTAGGATCAACTTCTTGGTCTATTCTTTTACGCATTGTAACAATAATACTATTACTAGCGTCTAATATACCAAATTCTGTTGTTAGGTTACTAGATTTACTACCAACATTCTCAACTTTCGCCCAAGTATCTTTGTATTTACCAACACCTCTAAGTGTTCCTCCAAATCCATCGTGAGAAATACCAATATAACCCCAAAATTCTATTCTCTCATTAAATACTCTTGACCTCATATTGTTTAAAGTATAAACCTCTTGTAATTATTTAAAACATCTTTACTTAAAGGGCTTAAATCTGCCATTGTTTTACCACTCTCTTTTCCGTAGTAATAAATGTCGATTATCTCATAAGCTACCTCTATCAATTCTTGTGGTATGTCGGTATTACTGACATAGCCAACGTTTAAGGTAATTAAGCTATTATCTGAGCCTAATGTATAAATTGTATGTAAAGTCTTGTTAGAACTCTCTAAATCGCTTGTAACTTCACTATTAATAGGGTAGTCATACACTCGCACCTTACCATCAATTAATCTGTATTCTTTATCTCTTGCAAATAATATATAATTTGTATAACGTTCAACATAAGATAAAGCACCGTTAATCATTCTAGTAATTTGAGTATCATCTTCTGTTTGAGTGTCATCCACTCTTAAATAAAGCTTCGCATCATCTAACGATATTATATCTGTATATGCCATTATTTTTTGTTAATTATTGTTTTCTTTGTTTTCGCTTTTTTTGCACTCTTTCTCTTTGATTCTGTTTTTTTATGATTGGCTTGTTCTAAATATTCTCGTACATCCCCTCTTTTACCTTTGTACTCATTGCCAATATAGTAAGTTTTCTTCTCTTTTATACAGTAAAATTGCTTAATCACTTTCATATTGTTGTTGTTTTATAACCACCCCTAAATTAATAGAGGTGGTGTATTATTAATTATCTACTATACAGCAGTAAAATCTCCATATACTAAAGCAGCAGGTTGCTCAACAGCTAACGCTACTTGTGCTTCGATACGAGCAGTAATGTTATTCTTAACAAAGTTAGTTCCTTCTTCCTCAGAGAAATCTAAAGAAAGACCATCAGTAGTAACTTTATTTACTCTTGACCAATCACCAACAAAGTATTTGTTAGCAGCCACCCAAGTAGCTTTAAATACAGGAATACCATTAATTCTTAATTGACCACCTTCTGATGTTACAACTCCTGGAAGTCCATAACCAGCACCCGTTGATTTTTCAGTAATCAAAATATCCCAATAATCAGCAGGGGTTACAACAATACCATTAGTAGAGTAGTTAGAACCTTCTAATTTAGCGATTTCAGCGATTAACATTTCAATCTTATTTTGATTAGTGATAATCTCAGTAGATGCAGTTGCATCAGACGCTAATACTGTATTAAAAGCTGAATTTTCAGCAATCATATAATCACGTCTTAATGCTTTAGGGATAAATGATTCTAAGAAAGGTAGGTTATTCTTCATTTTCTTACTATAACGAGTGAAACCTGCAATAAAATCAGTATTCACATCTAACATAGAGAAATCGTAGTCTTTTTGAGATTTAGAATCTCCCTCTGTTTGAGCAGAAATAGAACCCTCTCCACCTGTTTCTCTAACGTAAGTATAAGTACCACCACTAATAGATACGTTACCTGCAAGGTCAGATACATTAGCTAATTGACCAGGAACTAATACTACATCGAAGTTGTAATCTCTAGGCTCATCACCCGTTACATTACCTAAGGTCATATCACCAACAGCTTTAATCTGTACAGCGTTCCCTTTTCTTACTTTTGATAAGTTTTCAAAGTTTTCAGAAATAGCAGATTTAACAGCGTCTTTCTTAACTTCATCAGCTTTTTTCTCTTGTAATTTCACATCTAATTTATCAGCGTGATCTTGTAGAGATTTTAGTTGTGATTCTAACTCATCTTTAACTGCTTTCACTTCATTAGCGATAGCTTCGTTATTCTTTGTTTCAAATGCTTCTATTGCATTTTTAACTTCATCTTTGCTTTTTCCCTCTAATTTTACGGTCAAAGCCTCTAATTGTTCTTTTAATTCCATTTTTATAATGTTTTAATAAAATTTGTTAATATTTGTTTATGTTCATCAATAATCGGCTTATCTTTAGGAGTGATATTTTTTATCGGCTCTTTATCTGAAAGTGATTTTAATATTGTTTCTATTTGTTTAAGTCTTGCGTCAGAATAATTTAAGTCGTAAGATTTCTCTATTAACTCCATTATCCCATAATGACTTTTAATTCCTTTAATATCTTGAACTGTACTTAATTCATTAGCTGCCCAACTTGATAAGAAAGAGTATTCCATTAATTTATATTCAGTAATAATACTCTTATTCTTTTTATCTCTTTGCATCACTTGATAACCTATACTTAATTCTGCGCTTAAACCGTTTTCGTGCATTAATTTAATGTCAGTGAACATATCCCTTGAAACCTCTTTATTTAAGTTAAATTTAGATGTTGTGAGAAGTCCATAGCTATCTTTAGTGTCTATTGCTAAAGGTACACCTAGACTGATTGTGGGATTATGGTCTTTCAACACTCTAATTCTTTTAAAGTTTTCGGGTACGGTTTTATCAAAACTACCCTTTGCTGAAATATCACCATCACTATCCTTAAAATCGTAAGCGTTTGCATAAGCTGTAACGATTCCTTTTGCTTCGTCAAACTCTTTCAAGTCATAACTTAATTGCTTAAAATCCATAATTATTGTTTATTAGTTCTTATTAATTTTCCTTTTTTATCTCTTGCAGGTACTACTGCTACTGTACATCTACAATTTATTACATTCTGCGCTTGTCCTTTTGGATCACCTGGATATTCTAAAATATCTTCATCTAAAGTTTTAGGGTTAAAGATAAAGTTCTCTTTTAATCCAATTTGCTTACCATTCATCTCTAAATGGTCATAATGACTTTTAGGCTTTCTTCTTGTTCTAACATCAGTAGCACTTATCCATTGTTTTTTCATTACATAACCACTAACAGCACCACTCTTAATAGTTGCATAATTTGCTGCTCCCGTTGTTTCTGTTCTTGCTATCCTTTCTGCTTCCCATCTGTAAAAACGTGGTGAACGCATTACTCTATAAACTTCATTAGTTGTTTCCTCTAATGTTTTACCTGCCCTTAACCTATCATCAAACATTTTAAATATAGTGTCTAAATATGTTTGGTGTACTAGTTGTATTCTTGTTATCCCATATTGTCTAAGGAATAAAGGTAAATCACGTTCAAATAACAACATAAAATCTTCCATTGTGAAAGACTTTTGTAACTCTACATTAATGAACCTACCAACCCTTGAACCGTGTAAACTACCAATATTAAAATATATTTTTTGGTACGTAGTAAACATATCCTCAAAAGATATGGTTTCTAATAATTGTTGTTTAATAGATTGTTCATTAAATTTTATTCCAAAGACCTTGTTGTTCCACTTTTTAAAAACCTTACGCAACTCTTTGTACGCTCTCTTTTCGTAGCTATCGTGATATTTTAACCACTTTTGTCTATATTTCTTTTCACTTGCCAAGAAAAATACTACTCTTTATCTTTATTAGGTTCATCTATACTAAAACTACTTTCTATCGCCTCATCTAAAGTTAATACATCATTAGATACCGTGTAAATATTCATACTATCATCATCTACTCTTGCGAAAGTTACTATTTCTCTAACCTCATTTCTATTTAAAATACCTCTATCTAACAATAATACAGCCCAATCTACCATTTGTTTGGTGTCCTCTTGCATTTCGGGAAGTTCGCTTACATCATAGATTAATTCAGAATTTTCATAACCTTTGAATAGAGGAAGGAAAGATGTATTTAAAGCGTCTTGCAATAACATTAAATCGGGCTGTATATTATCAGTTACTACTTGTTTTCTAAATTGACTAACATTATCATATTTTGAACCCTCATCACTGTTTAGTAATTTATCACTCCAACCTAAAACATTACATATCTGCTTTGTATCAAATTTTAAATACTCGAAAGGTTGTAATTCAGCACTTGTTAAAGATAGCCTTGTAAACCCAACCTCAGCACTTACACCTGCTATTTTAGCTAAATCTTCTGAATTATTATTCATCTCCACTAAACGCTCTTTAATCTCTTTAGCTTGTCCTTCTTGTAAAGGAATACTTTTACCGTGAATAAGACCAAAAGCACCACCACTTTGTAATGTTTTAATATTTAGGTCTAAACCTTTATTTGAACTCTGTAAGTTCCTTAAAGCTGATTTTAATGGTGATTGCCCGTATAAATGACTTCCATCTTGATCGTAGTTAGGATTAGGGTATTTTATATGTATAACCTTGTTAGCTTCAAATTCTATATATTGATTACCCTCAATTAACATATAAGATTGGATAGGACTTTCTACTCCTAACAAACCTACATCTGATTTTAATACAATTTGTGTTAAATGACTTGGTAATAAATAAACAGCGATAGGTGTACCTTTATTAATTCCATCCTCTGGACATAATAAATAAATATATACATTACCTGTTAATTTAAGAAACGTTTTATATAAACTATGAAACTCACTCCAAGTCTGCATAGGATTAGGTGTTTCCAAAGGCATTTCTAAATCTTCATTAGAATATGCTTTATTCTCTAATATTGCTTTCTTAATTTGCTGTTGAGGTGTTAAGTCGCTCTTTGTTGCATTTCGCAAAAGATTTAACTTACCTTTAGCTTCTTTATCTTCTATCTTATGTATCGCATAAGGAATAGATGCTGTTTTGGTAGATTGTTGATTAATTACCGAATATACAACAGGGTTTACATTATAGCCATTATCTAAATAACTTTGACCATCAGTATCATAATTTGTATAGCCACCACCTAAACCCCAAAAGAAAGCATCGTTGAACTTATTATAAGATTGCTCCTTACCGAAGGCTGCTCTTAAAATCCTTGATAATCTGTTGTTTGCCATTATTTTTACTTATTATTATAATGCTATAAATTTTACTTAACAAATGTCTAATTTACAAAATATTATAGACATTTTACTTTTTATTTAAAATACTTATCATAATTATATAAACATTTAATATTTAAAATATTTTATGTTTAGGATTCTCTGGCTCTACCTCATAAGACTTCCATCCATAAGGACTTTCCTCTAACTCTTTCCACATAACATCAATGGCAAACCCTTCGGATAAAACAGGTGCTGTAATTTCTTCACCTTGTTCATCGTATTCGCCTTGTTCAAGTACAAATTTACCTAACTTGATAAAATGCGCTTTAATATTTTGAACCTTGTTGCCATCTTCGTCTAAATCAAAAAATGCCTCTAATTTTTCTTCTACTTGTTCTTGGTCGTTAAACTCGTATTTTTTATAAATCATATCTATTATTTTTTATTTACTCTTATTATTATTATAGGTGTAATTATTACTCTTAACTTGTTAA